ATTTCTACTGTAAGTACAGAAACTGGGGTAGGAACAATCTTAATACTTGAATTGTTTTTGCGTGTATAGTACCGGGGTGTCCCGGTGGAAGCACTTACAGGCCAGTAATCATTTACATACTCTGTTGTTCTCTGCAAGAGATTAGTAACAGAGGTGCCGTTGCTCACAACAAAATTAACATTGCGTACAACTAAAGCTCTGTCATTTAAAGGAATAGCCCCTGCGTTTCCGCCAGAGACTGATACCGTATTATATTCATTAAGACCTGAATCATCTAAATCTTTAATGAGTCTAAATTCTGTTTTCTTGACAAAAGCAGATACCTGCGTAGAAAACTCCGTAGAGTCATTCTCCGTTGTATTAACCAAATCTGTTTTTAAGTAAGCAAAGTTAGGCATGATTAGCCAAGCATAGCAGTTAGAACACAACCATCGGTAGGACCAGAAACACTGACCACACCGTACACCGCAACACCCATGTCTCCGATATAAATATCTGAAGCTTCGTTGGCTGCTACTTGAAATTTAATAGCTGTACCTTCAGCAGTCTTGTTTGTAATCTGACGTTGACCTTTAATAGAATAAGAACCAGCCGCTGTTGCCAAAGCATGAATAGCCATGATACGAGTAGTGCTAGGAATATTACTATCAGCAGTGCCGTTGCTTCCAACAGTCGTATCTGTATCTACATATTTAAGAACAGCATCTCCAGTAGCTATTCCAACTTTAATATTTGTAGGCATTTAATTCTCCTTTAAGAATTAAGAGAGAGTGGCCGAAGCCACCCTCCCTCATTAGCT